GCTCCAAATCTGGCGGCGGTGCTGGGTTTTATAACAGGTTTCAATTATGATAGATGATCCAGTAGCTAAAGGTTTCTACGAGCATTACGGTAAGGCAAAAGCCAAACGTGAAAACTTTATACCTTTGTTTGAAGAGTGCTATGAGTATTCCCTTCCCCAGCGTGAGTCATTTTATTATGAAAACGTAGGGCAAAGACGCGATGATAAAATCTTTGACGAGACTGCGGTTGTTGGTGTGCAAGAGTTTGCGTCCCGATTGCAGTCTGGCATTGTTCCTAACTTTGCGCGTTGGGCTGATCTAACCGCTGGCTCCGAGGTTCCTAAAGAACAGCGTGACGCCGTAAACAATGATCTTGATGAAGTCACCGACTATGTGTTTGAGGTTTTGCAGAACTCTAACTTCTCACAGGAAGTGCACGAATCCTTTATGGACTTGGCTGTAGGCACTGGCATTCTTGTTGCAGAAGAAGGCGATGCAATTAATCCGGTACGTTTCTCTGCTATACCTCTACCTC